ATCTTCGTTTAATACTTGATATTTTTCTGGTCCAATAATTTTTGATATATCTGGAATAATAAATTCTGCTTTAGTTGTGTAGTCTGAAACTAATACGCGACCAACACTCTCATTCATAAAAAGTTGTTGCATCGCATGAAGGTTTTGAGCATTAATGCCACCCTTCTCTGGTTCTGCTCCCATTGTTATTAATAAAATAACATTTTCAACAGTTCTTGTGATTGCTTGATCCATTTTTTGCAATTCCAACTTCGCATTAATTGGCTCTAATACAGAAAAACCAAATGGAACCGCAAAAGGTTCATAATCTTGTTTTTTATAAATACTATATGAGACTTTTTCTTTATCAATTTCAATTAAAAGTCCTCTTGAATAATACTGGCCTTTTTCTATTTTTTCTTTTACATCTTTTGGCAAGGCGTTAAAAACTTCTCTGTCGTAATCATCCTTTGGATTACGCAATCTTTCCATATCGTACTCTGAAAGAATTTTTTGATAAGAAGTTCCAACAAAACTTAAACTTCTTTGAGCTACAATATCGAATGGGTTAAGCAGAATGTATTTAATTGGGACTTTATCTGGTTTTAAGCCTTCGGCAGCATAAGTTTTAGAAAGTGTTGAAAAATCTTCTAAGGAAAGCTGCCCATCAATCCTGTAAAGGAAAATATTTCCGCTTCTATAGTACTCTCTAAAATATTGATCCTTCAAATCCCATAATCTAATCTTATTAAACCATCTATAAAAGAAATCTCTTGATGCTTTATTGCCACCTTCTAAATAAATTTCTGAATTTGCAAATTCAGCCATTACATCAATTGAATTTCTAAAAATTGCAACATTTGCATAAGCTTTTTGGCAGAGTTCGATAGCCTCTCTTACGTTCACGCCATCGGAAGCATATTCATAAGGCAACAATCCAGATCTAATGCTGCTAAATCTATTAACTACATTAGATAAAGCAGATCTATTAACTCTTGCTGAGTTGTTTCTATTGTTTGAATTTGATGCTGAATCTCCAGTTCTTGAATAAGATGCGTCTGAAGTATAAAATGGTTGCCCAGCTGAAACTGGCGGCACTGATACGGAAACGGAACCTTGAATAATTTTTACTTCGCTTGGAAACGACTCTTTACCAAACCTGTTACAATATTCCGATTTTTTATTATACTTCCTTTTTTCAGACATACGAATTTATTACACTTAAAAGTTGACTTTAAAGTTACTTTATAAACATTGGCGTAAACGTAGTTGGTTTTTGAACTACTACATTCATCATGTCATAATAAACATTCATAATCCAATTGCCTAAAATAAGTGCTGAATAAGAATCTTTTCTTGCTCTGTCTGGACCCTTTTGCCCTTTTAGATTTGGAGGCAAGTCAAAAGTTTGAGTGCCATTTGCTGTCGTACTTGGTTGAATAAGAGCGCATTCAGCCTTAGTTAAATCTAACATATCCTTTTGATGCTCAATAAAATCAATCATTTTTGCGCTAGAGCCTTGGTTTTCATCCTCTACACGTAAAAACTTAATGTTATCTATTGGAATGCTTTTATTTCTTTGTGTTTGGTAGTCATCATTCATTGCTGCTCCAGCAAAAAATATTTTTTTATGATCAAAGCCTGCTTGTAATAATTCGTTTGCGTACCTAATCCATCCAGAAGATGGCTTTCTTAAATGGCATATTCTTTTTTGTGATACATTGTATTGATTTCTACAATTTTTGATTGCTTCATTATATTCTTGCAAATTTTCGAAATCAGCATCGAATGTTTCAATTTTAATCTTTGTGCTTTTAAAAAGCTCACTTTCATTCACTGAATTTAAAAATTGAACGCCTCCATTATAGTCACCAACCATGCAAACAATATTAAAATTTGTTAGCAAGTAATGAAAATAGAATATATGTTCTTTTAATGTGGTTCCAGCTATCGCATAACTATGCACAACAGTTCCAGTATTTTTTTCTTGATTTAATTTAATGACCTGCATTGCAAAATCATCAGATCCTTCTGATTCTGACCAAGAAGGATCGAATGCTAGGATATATTTGGCATTTGGGTCACCAGCAATTTCAACAGATTGGCCTTCGCCATCTTTAATTGTGCATGCCATCATTTTACTTACTTTAAAATATCCACTGCTGTCATCTGTAAAAACAGCTCCATACTCTCTTTCGAAAGCAGACTCACTTAAGGTCGCTTTTGCTTGTTGTAATGCGGCTCCATCATACAATTGACTTGGCGCACAATCATAACTAAAATGCATGATCACTCTATGAGCTAGATTTTTGTTATTTTCTGCATTAATTAAATTTTCGTATTCTTGATATATCTTATAAAGATATTCAAACTTATAACTTGCAGAAGATAATCCAATAATTTTATTGTTGGGCCAAATCGTTCTTTCGTCTTCGGTCATTTTTCCTTCGGCAATCATTTTGCTTTCCATGTTGTGAATGTTTTGCCTTTCAGTTGGATTTTCTACAACTGCCAAGAATGGAGTTATAACTTCTGTAAAGATCTTTTCTGGCATCAACAAAAATTCATCGATAATCATTCTTTGAAAACGAAAACCACGAAGCTTTTCGCCATCACCTAATGGCAGTGCCGTAATTCGAGATCTACCAATCTCCATAAACCACTCATCATTGCCTCTAGAAACCCTTGTAATGGCCTCTGCGAACATGGAAGCCTTAACTGTCTTAGAAATCTCCTCAATCTTCCTAAAAATCATTTTTGCTTGACGAAATGATTTAGATATGATGCCAATATGAACGCCTTGATGCATAATTGCATCTAAAATAGCAAAAACGCCAGTGGTAAACGATTTTGAAAGACCACGACTCCAAATTCCCAGAAAATAATCAGTTTGAAACATGGCCTTAATAGCCATATGCTGAAATGGAAACAATTCCACTCCAGTTAATAGCTCTGAAGTGAAAGATGGGTTCTCTCTTAGAAATTTATACAATAAAACTTTAGCTTCTCTCTCGTCCAAAAAACCTTCTTTCTCAAGAATTAGTTTATTGATGTCTTTATTTATGTTTCTACTCTTTTGATTTCCAAGTTCCCAGCTCATAATTTTTTTTCGTTAATGAAATATTGTAAATCAACATTCCAAATCTTTTTTCCATGAAATAAAATTCTTGGAACTAAATATTCACTATTTTTTCTATTTCCAGAGAAAACAAATTGGCAACAGTCTCTATATTCGTGTTGCAATACTCGCATGTTATGATAAATATATTTCATATTTGCTTTGTGAGCTGATTTTTTATTTGAGTCGTCTAATTTTTTTAAATCAGACTCTATAACAACAAATAAATAGCAATCCATTGCTCTACATCTATCTAATTCTCTTTTAAATCTTAAAAAATTGTCTTTACTCAATGTGGATTTGAAATCCCCTTCAGATTTTCTATCAACAAATGTATAATCAAAATAATCTTGGATCGCATAGTCGCCAACATCAAGTTTTCTAACTAATTGTTTTTCAAAAAATAAAGGTTCCTGCTCCCTAGTGTCAGTTAAAATTATTAAATCTTTAATTGAGTCGTTATTCCAGAATCCGTCTGGAATTTTTGCATTAAACATTGGCTTTGTCCCAATTTCTTCGCATGCAAACGTATAACTTTTAAAGAATTTTTTATATATAGATATGCTTGGAAGCATACTTGTATAAAGTTCAATTTCATTTGGCGCAAAAGTTAAATTTCGACTTTTAATTCTACTTTCGAGCTTGCTTAATATATAATTTCTGACAGTTTTTTGATTAGCAGTCTCACACCAAGCATAAACCTCAGACACACTATTAAAATCATACTCAAAATAAGATTCTTTATTTTTAAACGGAAGTAATTCATTGGTTAATAGATTTCTACGTGAAAAATGTTTTACGAAATAATCATGAAGATAAATTCCATGCTTTTTTATGTGCGCATGGAGAGATCTTTCGGAATCAAATTCTTGTTCACACTCTAAACAGTTAAATGACATCTTCTTTTGAAATTCCTAAGACTCTAGCTTTAAATGAGACCATGCCTTCAAGACGTTCAGCTTCTTTTGACACTAATTCTTTTTGCATTTCAGCAATTCTAATCATATTTTTGCGCTCATCTTCTTCTTGAAACATTTGAACGAGTGAAAGAATCGAAGCATTTTCTCTTTGCTTATTTTTCATCCTCTCCGCTCTATCGCCTTGAAGTTTTTTTGTTAAAGTTTCTATTCTTCCTTCGCATTGGTGGTATTCACCGCTTTTAGCTTTGATAATTTCTGCTAATTTAACCGTCATTTCATTTTGATCTTGCGCGTCTTCAAATAAATCATTCAATTTATTCAAATGTTTGCTTATAACTTCGAGATTAATA